CACCACCACCATTACCACCACCATTATCTTTTTGGATTCTTTTGTTTTTAGTGTCCAATGAGCCTCTAGGGTTTGTAATCCAACCTTTTTCTAACTCTGGGTGGAATTTAAATGTAACTTTTTTTGCATCTTTTTTCACTGATTCACCATCCACTATTATTTCTATAGGATATACTTGTAATTCATCGTACCAATAAGCCACTTCATAACCACCATCTTCCAATAATTTAACTAGAAGACCTCTATTGTAATCCTCTTCTTCTGCCTGTAAAACTTTAGTTTCACCTCTAGGTAGTTTGAGGTCATGATCAATATCTTTCTTTTGTTTCTGTATATTACTCATCTTCTATTTCATCCATATTAATAGGTGTAGGTTCAGTAGCTTTAGGCTTTTCTTGTTTATTCCTACTTAATCTAGTTGGATCTCCAAACATTGCTTTTTCTACAGTAGTAACACCTGTTGATGAAAGATTTGCAATATAGTCAATATTATTTTGAGAAAACCACATCTGATTTAAATCCGGTGATATCTGTTTGATAACGGGTGCGGCAAATCCTTTCTCACTTAGCGATTGAATCCATGTTTTAGATAAAGTTAGTTCGTTTTTATTAGCTCTAGCTTCAGCATATTCATCAATATCTCGTTCTTCGTCAGGGTGTTTATCAGACCAATCAGGAGTAACTCCCCCTGTTCGCCCCTTAAACTTTCTTTGTGAAGGAGGTTTATAAGCTTTCTGCATTGCTTGAATACCAAAAGGTCCTTCTGAATTTTCTTCGCCGCCTTCTTCTTGACTTTCCTCTTCTGCAAGTTGTTGCATTTGAGCTTGTTCTTCGGCTTGCTGTTGTGCTAGTTCTTGTTGTTGTTCTTCCATATCAATTTGTTTTTTCTGTTGTTCTAATGCCATTAGCTGTTGTTCAGCTTGCATCTTAGCCGTAGGTACCGGTTCTCCACTCACAATAAATTCTGCCTCGTATAAATCAACTTCTTGTTCTTTTAACTTTATATCAAACCCTAATTGTGCAAACTGACCAGCAATAGCAATTTTTTGTTGAGCAAAACTTAATCTAGTATTTTCTGCTTTCTCTTCAGGTTGAGGTAAATTAATTTCGTAATCAGTTATACCAAAAGCATCTAATAATTGAGGGAATATTTTCTCGTGAAATAATCTTTGGTCCCCCTCCACAACACGGCTCATAACAACTAGTTGTTGGGTTTGTGTTGACATACCTCCAAAAGCTTCTGGAGCTCCTTGCCATGCTGGTGTAACACCCCACATAGCAGCTACTCTTTCTCTGATCTCATCCCTTACAGGTAAGTAATCCATTTCTTGTAGTGTGTGGAATAGCCTTACCATGTCTACTCTACCTCTTTGGTTCCTAGCAGATACTGCTACCATAGGTATGTAGTTGGGGTCCATTCTTGTTTGAGCCGCTATATGTTCTCGTTCTCTACGTAATGACTCTGGGTCATCGGTAGTTACCATTAACATCGCTGCAGGCATTTTTCTCTCAAAGAAATATCTATATAAGTTTTTATCCATACCTACTAAGGTCAAAGCCTTTTCAAATATAGTAAGTATTGGTGACCATCCATAAGTTTCAGATGGAGCAAATTTAGATAAGTGAATAATTTCACTGTCTGTGAAATACATATGAGCACTTCTGTGATAGTACTTATACATTGCGGGAACTAATGTTACTTCACAGTCTCCTTTTTCACATGTCCCTGCTGATTCTTGAACCACTTCTCTGTGAATTGGACAAAGGAAATGAGAGTTCTTAGGTAATCCCGCTTGATCTAAATCAAACTCTACTAGTGCCGGATTTAAACGTCTAATTTCTAATAGTTTAGCCCTAACTTCCCCGCCACCTACATCTTTATACTCTTTTGCTAAATATAAAAATCCGTCATCAAGAGAGTTTACATCAAAGTGGAATTGTCTAAATACTTCTTCCATGCTTTGATCAAATACATTACAATCTTTTAACCAATTCTGTAATCTTTCTTTTTGTTCTTTATCAGGGTTTTCAATTTTTGGAACTATTTCTAATCCCCTTCTGAAAACTTCACCAGTAATATGATTTAACGGTCCCCTAATCTCTTCAACCGACAAGCAAATAGTTTGTAAATCTTGTACTAGCTGTTGTCTGTACGCCATTTGATGACGAACCCATGTATTAACCACATGATCTAATCCAACTGTAGGAGCCGCTCCGGTGTCACCAGTAGATTTCATTACATCCAACAGACTTATTTGTTTGTTCAAGTCTGCCATTGTTTGCTGCATTTGCGGAACTTGTGGTAAATATTCAGATAATTTCATTATTAATCCCTGCTTAGTTTAGTCATATCTTGCATAGATACTAACTTTAATATGTTGTCCATCGCTTTCTCTTTTAATTCAAACTCTTCTGATCGAGAAGCCGCTCTTTCAACAACATTTTTTTCTTTTGTTAGATTTTTTATCTGCTCTTCTAACTCCTGAATTTTTATAGCTTTCGTTTCTATTTCATATTCTAGCTCCGATGTGTCTATGGCAGAACCAAAATTTGCATTCTCTAAAACACCCCGACTACCAGCTTCTTTTATTAGGGCTATAAACTGTCCTTCAGACAAAGTTACAACTGCTGGACTATCATCTGGAATATCTTCCTCAGCATCCATTGTTTTTAAATCTGCATGCCAAGTATCTAGTATTCTCCAAGTATTTGTATCATCTTTGAGAGCCACATACTGCTGCCCTGAATCTGAAAGCATATTTCCTATTACCATTTACTTCTCCTAAAACTTTTCTTCTTTATATTATACTATATTTTTTGTATTTATCTTCTACCTGATAATTCTTGGCGAAGTTGATTGTTTTCATGTACATATTTTTCTGCTAAATCTGTATATAAAATTGTTAACTTATCAAGTTTTTCAGCTAAAAGTAACATCTTAGACTTTAAATCCTCTTGAGTTTCTAAAATGTTAGTAATGCCTTTCATTTCTTCTTGGTGATTGTAAAAGGAATTATCAAACTCTTTACGTTCATTGGTGTCCATTATTATCTCCTATGAAATAAGGCAAACACTATACCCACACGACTTACAAGTCTCACAACCTGATTCAAAAACTACTGTTGGGGTCTCACAACAATTGTGTTGCGGAACTCTATAGTTAATTTTATTTGCTAATTCAGCTTCTTCATGCTCAAACCCGTCTAATGGAAGCTGTTCTACCTTGTCTGTGTTACCCTTTACTAAAACCTCTTTTTCTCTACTCCCAGCTCTGTACACTGTTATGCCCTTACACTTAGTTTTCCAAGCAAGTATGTATGCATTCTCAACGTCTTCTTTAGTTGCACTGTTAGCAAAGTTTATCGTTTTAGATATACCAGAATCTACGGCTTCTTGAAAAGCTGATTGCATTAACACGTGATCTTCAGGAGATATTTCAGGAGCAGTAGCATATACTTCTTTTACCCAGTCAGGAACTTGTGGCACTGTTTCCAAAGATCCTCCTTCAGCTAAATAATCCATCAAATCTTCTGAGTGAAATCCATGTTTTATGGCATCAGCTTCAAAGTATTTGTTTACGTAGTTCAAAGTTTTACCTTCTAATATATTTTGTTTTTTCCAAGCCAATGCAAACGTAGGTTCTATCCCACTAGATGTATCAGCTATCATTGATATTGTGCCTGTAGGAGCAACTGTTAATCTGCAGTGATTCCTAAAAGCTTCAGTCTCTTTATCGTAGTTACTATTACCCCACGCTGGGAATGGTCCTCTAGCTTTCGCAAGCTCTAAAGACTCATCATCAGCCCATTGTCTAATCTCCTTTGCAATTTCTGAGCCTATCTCTCTAGCCTGTTCAGAGTTATATGGAACCCCCATTTGTATTAATAAATCAGCAAAGCCCATTATACCTAACCCAATCTTTCGAGTTGCTTTAGTCATCTCTTCAATTTCAGGGGTAGCATATTTATTTGCATCTATTACATTATCTAAAAAATGTACCGATGTTCTTGTTACTTCTTCTAATCGTGACCAGTTTATTTCTTCTTTCCACCCAAATGTACTAGACTTTTCAGTGTTTTTATAAAATCTAGCTAAGTTTATTGATCCTAAATTACAAGATTCATTACCTAGTAGGGGTTGTTCCCCACAAGGATTAGTTGCTATCATTTCCCCATATTCTTCTGAAACATGATTATCTGTGTTTACTTGATCTAAAAATATCATTCCCGGTTCCCCATTAGTCCAAGCACCCTCTACTATTTTGTTAAACACTTCACGAGCATTTAGTTGACCAGTCACTTCATTAGTTTTAGGGTTTATTAAATTGTAGTCCATATTACCTTCAACTGCTTTCATAAAGTTAGAGTCAACCCCAACTGAAATATTAAAGTTATGTATTTCCCCCTCAACTTTTTTACAATCTATAAAATCTAATATGTCTGGGTGATATATAGACATAACTGCCATATTTGCCCCATCTCTTTTACCACCTTGAGTTATCATAGATGAAACTCTTGACAACGTTTTTAAAACCTCAATAGGACCACAAGCAATACCATGTGTAGATTTTATTGAAGATCCTTTAGGTCTTAATTTAGACAAAGAAAATCCTGTCCCACCACCGAACTTTTGAACCATAGCACTATCAGTTGCTGCCTTCATTATACCTTCCATACTATCTTCTAGTGGAAGAACAAAACAAGCAGATAAAGTACCCTGTTCTGTACCTGCATTCATTAACGTAGGGGAATTAGGTAAAAATTCTAAAGTATCCATAATAGTAAAAAAGTCTTTTTCGGATAAAACTGCTTCTACATTTAATTTCATATAGTCTTTATCTACTTCTGAAACTGATTTAGCTACTCTGTGAAACATTTCTTTAGGAGATTCTATTACTTCATTATCACTATTTTTTAATAAATACCTGTGATTTAAAATAACCTTTGCTTGTTCTGTAATTTCTGATTTATTTTCTTTTAATGTCATTATTTAAAGTCTCCTAATTTTCTTAATTATTGTCTATGTCCACAATATAAACATAGCCCTCTTTCTGGAACCCAAAAAGAAGCACTACAAACACTTTCTTTACATTGAGGATTTGGAGCTAATTCTGCTTTTTCTACAGCATTAACCGGTTCCATCTGTAACGGGTTGGGTTTGTTTTCACCTTGTTGTAATAAGCCACTTTTCTCTTCTTGCTGCTGTTTCCTGCTCTCAGGGGTTTCCCCCGGACTCATAGCGTTTAGCCAATCAGTCGCACTGCCTAAGTCTACGAACTTATATGCGGTGTCATGTACAGCTTGTAAAGCCATCGCAATTGAGAAAAATGCATCCCCATGTCCCATCGGTGTGTCGGGTGCTTTTAATTCATTGCTCACAGACAATATTTGCTGCTTCTGTCTTTCGTCTCTTATTAACTTTATGTTACCACCATGGACAAATTTTTCAAAGACTTGAGCCATAGTATTTTTGCTTTTTACGGTAAAGTGCATAGATCTCCATCTAGCATCTAATCCTCTGTCTTCTAGCTCTCCCCTTGTGTTATCCACATACCCAGAATTAATGTCAAAGTTTTCTGCTACTTCATTTAAATATTCTATCTGATCTGAGTAACTCCACCCATCTAAGAACGAGTGATGTATTTGTTCTATATATTCCCCTCGTTTTCTAAACAGAACTAAGTGAGATGGATGTCTTTTTTTACCCACATCAAACCCCCCAAAAATTTGATCTCCTGTTTCCCAATCGTTATATTTTTTAGTTACTGGAGCAGATCTTAAAGTCTCGTCTTCACATTTAGTAATATCTTCCTCATCAAAATAAGATTCCGTAGCAAAATGTGGTACTAACATAAACTCTGAAGCAAATGATTTTGGTCTAGCACTCTGTTGAGCTAATAAATAATCTTCGGTATACAGTTCTGGCATCAATACTCGTCTTCCCGGCACGGGATCTAATGCAGGTAATACTCTAGCCTTAAACCTTGGGTCTTCTTGTAGTTTAGATAACAAGTCTCCCGGCATCATAGGTGTACCAACAACTATTACAGGGACTCCTTTTAAAGGAATAAACAAACTTTCTGTCATAAAATGATCTTCTACCTTAGTGATTTGCCCCATGTTTAGTGGGTTCTCAGGGTCTCTTAGAACGTCATCAGCAATCAAAGCACCATTCACGTGCATTCCTCGTTTGAAAGAAAACAACCCCCCATGCATTATTTCCATAGGTTGATTATTTTTATAAAATCTAGCAGAGTAATCTGCTTTAGGATTCCTATTGACCAACATTTCTGTAATAATTGGGTTTCTAGCAACTACTTTATTTATTTCAGCAATGTGATATTTAGCCATTCCATCACTATAAGAAAGATAAAGTACAGACATATCTCTAGGTGCAGTCAATAATCTCCAGACACTAAAGGCATGCCCTAAAATAGTCGACTTAAAATGCCCTCTTGGTAGAACTCCTACATAATTCATACCTGTTTCTACACATTCTTGTATATCCTCAGCTAACAAACCAACATGCCAAGCTTTAAAATATTCTGGGTTATCATAAGATAAGGACCAAATGTTTTGAACAAACTCTTTAAAAGAACCAACATCGTATTTTTTTTGCTCAATTAGTCCTTTAGAGAGTAAATCAAAAGCACTCCCAAAGCTCACATTGTCTTTAACCATTTCTATATGTCCCTATGTTTTTGTTCAATGGTTTTTAACTTTATACCGATTCTTTGTAGGGTTTCTTGATCGTTGATCTCTTCAATTAAGACCCCCATTATATCTTGGACAAACTCCATATTAATCATCCCCTGCAAAATCTCCCGCTGTCCTTTAATTCCAATGTCAGCTGCCCTAGCAGCATCTAAAGCTCTATCAAACTGTAGCCCCTTCAAGTCTTCTGATGCTTGTCCTGCTATCTGTGAGTAACTATTAAGTTGTTCAGATTGCATTCTAGTAAACCTTTGACCTTCTGTTTCAGCAATTTCTTGTTGTTTGTCAGATATAGCTACGGCTTTTTGTTCTCCCCAGCTGTCTTTTTTTGCCCAAGCATATATAGTTGGCGGGCTTACTATAACCCCGTTTACAGATAATTCCTCAGCAATTTGTTTAGCTGATTGATCACCCTTAAGATACATTCTCATGGCTTTTAATTTTATTTCTTCAGGTATGTGTTTTGGCATAATCGTAGTTTGTTTTAATTAATCGTATATATTGTTATCGTCCATCATTCCGTAACCATCATCAGAAGCATGTTGAGAATCAATGTTACCCCCCAGTGGACTTCCATCTGAATTTAAGAATTGTGAAAAATCCCAGTATCCTGTTTTATCTGTATGTGCTGTATAGCAACTAGGTACTTTTACTTTTGCTCCATGGGGTAATTTCATCTCATCAAACTGTATCCCTATTTCTCCCCTAGTACAAACCCCAGCCCAAATATGTTCTTGTTCTATAATTGGGGTATAGTTTGTTCTCTTTAGCAAAGTCCCTGTAGTTCTTTGTAGGTTTTTTACCTCTTTATTACTAGCACACTTCGCAAATTTACACCACACAACTGTACCATATTCTTTTTTTACCTCTTCTATAGTAGGTAATTTTTTAGGGAATTTATCTTTGTACTCTCTTTTTGTCTTCTCCGGCTTTCCCGGAAAAAACATCTGGAATCCCTTTACTACTTTCTGTAATCCTCCTGAACCTATCATACTAGAACCTCCTCCTGTTCCACAACGCTATGCAAGCTGCATCTGCGTAGTCTTGTTCGGGGAATTTATTACCCCACTTTTCTATTGCAAAAGACATTATGTCATCTTTTTTTAAACTACCCTTACCCAAAACTTCTTTTTTCCAACCAGCATGATGGATCAAAGATGTATCAATGTTATTCAAAACTAACACTGCCCACACTGCTCCTATCATATTTGACAAAGAAATTAAAGATTTTCGGTTTTGTACAAATATAGCAGCTTCTATTGCTGCTTTTTCTGTTATATCTATTTTACTAAGTTCTTCTGAAAAGTCTACTATAATTTCAGGGAATCTTTCCCCAGCTGATTTTTGATTACTTGACCACTTATAAAGACCTACAAGCTCCTCAGCATCATTTACAACAGCTCCATGAATTGCTTTACTTGAAGTGTCTAATCCTAAATATTTTGCCATTAGTATTTTTCCGTAGTTCTAATAGTAACCACCCTACTAACCGTACCATAAGCTTCTTTATAAGTATCTAACAAGCCTCTTAAGCGTTTCAGCTCTGCTGTCTGTTCAATAATATCACGTCTTAATTGGATCAAGGCATCATATCTTTCCATGATCTCACCCTTTATTTCCTCTTTCGTAGCTTTTTTTCTACCTGTTTTTTCATGCTCCATTGATAATCTAAACGAAGCTTTACTGTACCCTTCACCAAATGAAGCTTCTAACGCACCCACCGTTGCCTCTATGTCAGCTACTTTTGTTTGAAGAAAAGCGTTATAACCACCATACATTGTCAGAAACCTTTCTAAATCCTTATCAGAGGAATTAGCTAAATCTGAAAAGTTTAAATCTTCATACTCGGGTAAGTCGGGATTAAAAACTGGTATCCCTAACCCATCAACTCTTCTTGCCACATTCCCTAAAGCTTTCATAGGGGTCCATTTAGTATCTCGTGAATCCATTTTATAAAAGTCCTTCTTCTACCTGTCGACAATCACACCAACGAGGTCCTGTACATTTTTCAGGTGCCATCAACATTTCTTTAATTTTAAAACATCTATCTAATATATCAGCCCATTTTTCAGGATCTCTATCCACTAAAAAAGCTTTTATCTTTTGGTTGTTTTTATTCTCATAAAAGACAGTTCCTTTTTCATAACCACCCATATTTAAATACATTTGTATTTGAATAAAATGATCATCTAAAGGCTTTCTTAGTTTATCAAACTTTGTAGTATTTATAGATTTTAACTCAATTGGTATAACACCATAATTTGCATGTCGAATTAAAAAGTCAATTCTTCCTGAAATTGCCGGAATATCATATTTAACAGAAACTTCTCTATCAACTAAAATATTAAGATCGGTCAACCATTTAGCAACTCGGTCTTCTAAATAACTACCATTTTGAAATATACGCTCTAGAACAGCTGGTAAAGGTCTATCAACCATTCGTCCGTAATAACACAACCATACATATCTATCACAGGGGTTACTTATAACAGATGGATAAAATACACGTTTATTACGAGAAGTCATAGTCCCTGTTAAGTGTTCATCAATTAAATCTTTAAGCCATATATCTTCTCTATGAGCTGGATTTGTTTTTCTTTTATCAATCATTCGGTTTCCTTATCTAAATTATTTAGTTCAAACCAAAGTTGTTCTTTAATTTTACCATTTGTTTTTTCTTTAATATGTATTACGTAATCTATGTCTTCCAAATCTAACAGGTCTGAATCTCTTTTTCTATCTCTCTTACCCAAATGACCGTAGACTCCATCGGCTTCTACAACCGCTTTTATTTCAGGAATATAAAAGTCTACAATATATGGATGATAATAAGCTTGAGGTTCATAGCTTAATCCAAACTTAGACAAATGTTGAGCTATAATTTCCTCTTGTTGTGTGTAATCTCTAGGAGGTAAGTTCATCTTTTAGTTTTTCAAATAATCCTTCGGTTTCAACAAACTTTGTTTTGAGACCATTCATGCCCATAGCTTTCACATCACCATAAGTATACCACGCCCCAGCTTGTGTTATTAGTTTAGCTTCAATACCATCCCTAATAAAGCTTTCTAGGACATCTATACCCCCGGCAACACGGAAAGGTACAATAGCGGAATCCCAATTTTCCCCACCTGTCTTTGTCTTTCTTAGTCTAATATTCATATTAAACCCAACTTTTTGTTCTTTCTCCTCTATCCAACCTTTACGTTGAACTTGCATAATAGAATGGGCAAAAAATACTTGTCCTTGTCCTGCAGGCATATTATCTAATGCCACGGGACCCATACTAGCACGCACTTGATTTATAGCAACAAAAGCAGATCCATTTTGTAAGTGAGGGAAAATTTTTGGAAAAGAACTATTTACAAATCTTGCTTGCCAAGCCATTGGATTATAACCAAAGTCTTCTACAGATACATTAGAAGGAACTAATCCAGCTATACTATCTAGTACAATTACTTCAAAACTAGCCATCATAGCCTCTCTAATATGCTCCATGGCTTCTTCACCTGTAGTAGGCTGTGATACTAAAATCTTTTTACTGTCCACTCCACATCTTGTCATCCAATCTTTATCATAAGACAATTCAGTGTCTACCCATACAGCTTTGCCTCCCATTTTCTGGGCATTAGCAACTATTTGTGATGCTAAATAAGACTTCCCAACATTAGTAGGTCCATATATAAGAGTCATTTTTTTAAACGGTATCCCACCACCAGTCAACTTATCTAAAGCTGGTATGTCAAATGGAATCCTGTTTGTTGTAAAATCATTGCTATCACCTAATTGGAAGTTTAGCTTTTTGTTTTTTAGCAGCTTTTGTATAGCTTCCTCAGCATTATTGTCCATCCCGTATTCTCCTTCTAACACACTCAGCCCATGCAAAATATGTAGCACAAGTCTGAATAAGTTCTATAAATAATTTAGTATCAGTTTGGGAAAATATTTCTTCTGCTATGTCCCCATTCTTTTCTGTGGTTAAGATGTTCCACCATGAATCATCGTGATTTTGTTGACCCCACAACGTGTCTTGACGTTCTCTTTCAGCTAAGATAGCTTCTAAAACTGAGGCTCTTATAGGTTCGTTATTTTCCATCATCTAACATATCCTCAATTTGAGCATCTACTTTATCTTTTAATACACCCCAAACAACATCAGCAACTACTTTTGATTCCTCAAGCTGTGCATCTAGAGGTAATGTTGTATCTATTTGATCTATTGTTAAATCTACTCTTCCATACTGATTCTGGTCTAAAGGACCTACTCTAAATGTAAACCCTAAATGTGCACTAACTTTTGCCATGTTTATCTCCTGATAAATAGCCCGTCCAAAAGACGGGCATATTTTTATTAATGTTTTTATAGTATAACCTATATTTATAGAAAGTCTAGTTATTATTTATACTTATCTATAGTCATAGCAGCATCAGTCCACAATCTTTCATCCCTCGCCATTGGGTTAGGTTTATTGTCGAGAGCGTTAGCTGTACTTTTTAAATACATTACTAACTCTGGAAGAGCCTTCTTCAATACTTTTTTCACCTCTGTAAAAGACCTGTCCCAAGATAATGTGTTAGGGTCTATTAAAGATCGAAATCCTGATAGTAGAGGTTTAACTAATCCATCTGTAAGATTAGATTTTGATTCTTCACCTAAAATGTACATTGTTTTGACATTATTTGTGTCAATATATTCTACTTTATTAGAAGCATTCTTAAACTGTTTCGCATGCTCCTTCGGTACATTCATTTGAATGATTTCAGCTAACTCTAGTATATTTGGTAATAGCTTAAACATCTTCTCGTAGTGTTCTAGCTTCTGAGAATATCTTGTAAGCGTCGCAGACTTCCCTGAATATGCATTTAGTGGATGTTTTGATTTAACCCAAAGCTCTCTATTTAATGGATAATTGCCTTCATCTAAACACACTAGTTTAGATATAACTTCTCCTATTTTAATGGGTTCTAAAGCATTCATTTGATACGCTACCTTATCCTCGTACGGGTGCTTTTGTTCTGCTAAAAAGTCCTTTAACGAATTAAAGACTTTTTTAGTATTGAGTATAGAAGTTTGATCTACATTTACTTGTGAATTTAGACCAATAGCTACTTCTTCTTTAGTTTCTTCATCCATACCTTCAGTAATCTTAACTTCAACTAGTGCATCAATAGCAGTGCCTGCATCAACATTTTGGGTAATTAGTTCGTAAGTATGCCCACCATTTACAATTCCTTCATTATCTTCATCAATAAAAAGATCATATAAATCGTTTGTTATCTTAACTACTGATGATGCTGCTAAACTAATCCCATTATTTTTTAAATGAAACTTGCCGTCTCTTCCCGTTTTTCCCTGAATAGTTTTCTCTACTGTTCTATAGACGGCTGATTTAGTTGTGCCAAACCCCAAATCATCAATTGTTCGTACATTTAATTTATTAGGCAATCCTTGTGGTAACCCAGAAAAGGGTACATATGCGATGTGAACAACTTCCGGCTCGCTATTAGACGGTTTTATTCTTTTGATCTCCTTAACCCGGAGTGGGTATTTTTTAATAGCCATGAGTTTCCTCCTTAAACGCTAGAATTTATTTGTCCATGTGATGGTTATCACCACTGGTCTAGCATTGCTATGTTTTTATTATATACTAAGAAATTAAATTTTGCAAATCAGCTTTGATATAGGTAGGTTCCACATGTCTACTAAGGTAGTAAATTTATTAGAAGTATCTATGTCACCTTTTTTCCAAAGAGTAGCTTCTTCAAAATACTGTTTAGCATCTTTCTTGCCTAACAACCAAATGTTCTTTAACCCTCTGTAAGCCTTTGCCCCATCCTTTTTTATTAATTCGTTAAATTCTAAGCTTATAAAGATATAGGTATCGGGGCGTTGGTGTGTACTTGTAGATGCAACAGATACATCATAATAATCTCTAGGGGCTACAGTTCTTCTTTTAGTTTTTACTTCTATGCATTCTCCATTAAGGAATATGTCATAATCAAACTTCTCGTCAGATTCTACTATCTCTGCTCCAAGATATTCTTTTATAGCTTCTTCTCCTAAGAATCCTGCTAGGTTACCTGCCCCACGAGTGATCGAATTGCGTATTTCACCCATTTGGTTAGCTCGAACCTTAGCTCTATCAATCATTTCTTGTGTGTGAGGTATTATTCTAATTTACTATTCTTATCACTGAAGTGTAGTAGCAACATAGCATAATGAATAATCTTTAGAATATCTTTACGAGGAGTTCCTTTTTTATCATAACGAGAGGCATACTTCAAAATATTACTTCTACAGAACGCTTCGGCATCGCCACACGCTTCTATAAAGTCTAATGTCTGTACATCCCCTTCACTATAATGTTCTCCATAGGTATTTCTTACATACTCAGTAATTTCTTTTATTATTTCTTCTTCGTTAAATTTCATTCTAATCCCAATCTATAACATCATCAAAGGTCATAGGCTTTAAGTCTTTCTTCACCGCCCATGAACCCTTGCAAATTTCCATATCAACTTGTAAAGGAATATCCAAACTATTTGTTTGTAAAATATCTCTTATAGTATATGGAATAGTTTGTAATTCGGTGTCATGTATTTCGCAGATAATCTCATCATGAACTTGTAATATAATGTTACTTTTTTTATCTTTAAGATACTTATCTACTTCTAACATTCTTTCACTAAGCAAATCAGCACTAGTTCCTTGTACTAAATAATTAACCCCTTTGTATGCAAAGGCAGGGTTTATCCTGTATTTTCTACCATATCTATTTTTAATCCATCCTCTTACTGTGACAGTCTTGACAACCTCATCAAAAAAGTCTTTAGATCCCTCCATACCAGCAAAATATTGCTTCTTATATTTTCCAGCCTCTTTAGGAGTAGTATTCAATTGTTGAGACAGTTTATTATTACCAATACCATAAATTGTACCAAAGGTTATTGCTTTAGCTGCTTGTCTATACTCTTTAAATTTTTCAGATGACTCATCAACATTAAATGCCAACTTCGCAGCCTCTGAATGGAAGTCTACATCATTCTTATTTAAAATTTCATTTATAGTTTTGTTCCTAAAGTAAGACATAAATACCCGTACTTCCATTTGACTGTAGTCAAAAGCTACTAACGAGTACCCTCTTCTGGGGACAAACAATCTTCTTATGGCTATCTGGTTGGTGTCAGAGCTTTCATAGGACTCATCCCCTACAAAAGACCAAGTTTTTAATACCTCGTCAGACAAGTCTTGATTCATAGACATTCCTTTAGCCCCAACAGTAGCAGAAATCTTGTTCTTTATTTCTAGTTTCTCTTCTTCTGATAAATCTCTTTCCATTAACTTAAAATGATTCCTAGGTATGTTTTGTAGGTTCGGTCCCCTACTAGATAATCTCCCTGTAGAGGTGCCCCAATTACAGAAAGAGGTGTGCATTACGTCTGTATCGATGTAAGGGTCTATATAAGTAGATACGAGCTTCCCTAGGGTCCTATGCTGTCTGATGAGACCTGCTAGTCTATGGTTTATGTTAACTAAAGCTGCTTCACTCCAAGAATCTTGTCCTTTTGGGGTCTTAACGGGAGAGGAAATACCCATCCCGGAGAACACTTCCCCTATTTGGGCAGGACTAGACACATTAAATTCTTTATCAGCTAACTGGTATATCTCAGATTGAACCTCATTTAGCCTATTAGTAATTAAGTTTTTTGATGTTTTAGCATATTGAGTATCAATGGTAATACCCTTTTGTTCCATTTTATATAAAACCTTTGTTAAGTCACACTCTAATTCAAATATCCTAGTTTGTTTTGAACGTTTAATTTGTTTCAAATAGTCAGTATATAATCGGGCAGTAAGAATTACGTCTTTTTTACAGTATTCCCCCAGTATATCAGGGGGTGCCATTGAAAAATCTTTGTTCCATTTGTTTGATCTCAAAACCTTTTTAGTATCAATATCATATTGAATTGCTGATTCCCCATAATTTCTTTTACCAGTAGGGGTTAGTGCAAGATCTTTAGTGTCTGAATGCTCAATAAGACGAACCATAACAATAACGTCTAAAAGTTTTTTACTTAAAACTTCCAGTCCCTCTTTTTCTAGAAAATGTAGATCAAATTTCAAGTTGTAACCTACATAAGACTTAACATTCTTGTTTAGTAAAGCAATAAGACTCTGTAATTTGTCTGGGGTGAGGTTTTCTCCTTGATGATGTCGAAATGGATAGTATTGAGATAGTCCTAAATAATCCGTTTGACCTATACCTATGCCACAAATTTGATTATTTTTGTAGGGTTCTAAGCCGTTAGTTTCTACGTCAACGACTAAAGTCGGGTCTACCTCTAAAACCGACTTTAGTACGTCAATACCACTTTGAAATGTGTCATTAGTAATTACAGACAAAACAGAACTTTCTTAAAATAGTTCGTCGTCTTTATCTTCAGTATCAAGCCCACCTTCAGGTACATTAAAAACACCGTATCTATCAAAGAAATAATCCTTGATTAATGGAAGTTCGTCAACTTCAGACTTTTTGTCCTCTGGAATTTCATCCGTCTTAGGAGTTCCTGTAATTGAATAGGACGTGTCATACATTCCTTGACCGGTCCTTTTTATTCTAATAACGCCTTTATTCAAAGCTCCCCAATCACTATACACATCTACCAACTGGTTCCAAATGTAATCACTTCTTCCGAAGCTTAAAGATATAATCCTAAAATCGTTAATATCTTCTCTGTACATTTTCTTACCAGCGGGTCCTTCAATTTCTACCCAATCATCATTTCGTTTCTCTGTATGTATTACATTATGAATGTATGCCCATATAGCAAACTTATGTGATGGTCTATTCTCATCTGGAATGGCACTTGTATCTACTCTGTCATCTTTTAAGACGTTTGTAAAACCATTACCTATTCTTAATGTGTATAAATAAATCTCATCTAAAAACTTGTCTTCTTCAGACCCAGTAGCTATGGAAGAAAGGAAAACTTGATCACCATCCCTAAACCACAATTCCTTACCGGGAGCATTGTTAGAAGCGGCAGGTTTTCTAGAATTGTCTATTCTTTTTTGAATCCTAGCTATTCCACTCATTATATTCTCCTATTAAAATATTGTTACGTTTTGTATTACCCTACTTAACGTTTCTTTATCTCTTATCTCTTGAACGTCTTTATATTTTTTAGGTAACTTTAAATATGATAGCAGAAATCGATCTTTCATGTCAAATGTAGCTTTATCAATTCCCTTTCGTCCAGCGGTATCATTGTCTAGCGACAACACAACCTCACCCGGATTTAAAGAACTTATAAGGTCTAACTGTTTTTTTGAAACAGAAGCACCTAGGATTGCTACGCTTGAGTATCCATGTTGATGTAACCACATGCAATCTAAAGCCCCCTCAACAATAAATAATCTATCTGTATCTATAATTTGATTTATACCGAACAGTGTTTGAGACTTAGAAAACCCTTTAGAAAACATATACTTAGGAATTGCTTGGAGTCTTCTATAGATCCAACCTAAATTATTATTTTCTTTATTTTTTGCGGGTATCATAAAGTCCCCAAATTTATTGACTTTACAGTCCCACTTGTTAATCAAATTTTTAGAAAAGCCTCTATCATATATCCAATGACTGTCTGGGACACCTGATTGATCATCAGGCTCTACTAAAACTGATTCTTTCTCTTCAGGTTGATACTCATCTAAAAAAGATAAATCAAGGTCTAACTCTTCTACTTCAAACTCAGCATTTATATCAGTCCAAGATCTGCCTGAATATTTTTGGATAAAAGACTTTAGTCCCCCTTGCCCACATCCAGCAAAGCATATCCACACACCTTTTTCTAAATTAAGAGCACACGACTTCCTTCTATCTTCGTGAAAAGGACAGTTTAGTAGTATCTCATCTTGATGTTCTACGTCTATCCCATGTCTCAATAAAGCTGAGTACCAATCTATCATTCTGTTCTTTTCTTTGTTTTAGTAAGAAAAATAACTAGTTTATTTTCAAAACCATTCTCATCTATAACTCTTCGTCTTTTTATGTCGCCAACAGTTATATTTGTTATAGGCTTTCCTTTTCCTTTACTTCTGCCTGTAGTAACAACTATTTGATCGTCATTATTACCGGCTATCCATGAAAAAATTCCCATTTTTAACCTCCTTTAAAAATTATCGTTATCCCATTCAAAGTCTGAGATTTCTTCTATTGTACCATTATTAACACCCCACTGCATCACTATGCTATCTATTGCTAACTCTCCGTCCCGATACTTCTGAAACTGTACAAGTCTCTTATCTTCGTGGTGTTCGACCTTAGCTAAAGCTACTGCAACGTCTGCTGATCTTATCAAAGCGTCCCCAAAGGCTACTTGAGCAGCCGATGGTGGCACATAAACATTTTCAGCGTCTCTGTTTGCTTGTGTTGATACCATGATGGGTGTATTGGTTGATATGGCTAAATTTTTTAGTCCATAGAATATACCGTGAGATTGCTCCCACGCTGCTTTATTGGTGTCTTTTGTAGTAAGTAAATAAACTCCGTCAATAACCACAAATTTTGGGTTATGTTTCCGAATTAGTCCCGCTATAGATTCTAAGGATACTCCGGTCTGACCTGCGACACCATCACAAATCAACAAAGATTGTTTGTTAGCCTCTTTTAAAAACTTAATATATGAATCAACATCAATCTCTTCCCCATGCCGTAAAGCTCTATGGGAAAAATCGTACCCTTTTAGTTTTGCAAGGGTTACATCTAGCCTCATTGCAATTTGGGTATTAGGCATTTCAGTAGATATTAACAGTGTTTTGTATCCATTATGAACTGCTGTAGCTGCTGAGTGAACACATAACCAAGTCTTACCTATAGTGGGTCTTGCAAAAGCCGCAATCAATTCTCCCGGCATCCATCCTATACCTGCTTGGTTAATAAATTTAAAACTTGTAGGTACTCCCATTAAGCCCTCGCCCATTTTTCTTCGACGAGTTCTTTCTCTCCATTCTGCTAATCGGTCTGTTTCACCATCATCATAGGTTTGAATGTCTTCGTCATATACTAAGTTCACGTCAGAAAGCCCACTCATTATATTAGACAAAGCTTGTTTTGGGTCTTCTTTTACTAACTCACGTTGTTGTTGAACTGTCGAAACTACGGCTCTCTGTAAAACTTGATTTTTAAATATATCAACTGAATATTCAAATGATTGAGTTTTAGCTGATGGGTTTAAAGTAGGAAAATTCTCTACTAAAACCTCTTCACTGGGGAATTGTTCGTACTTATCTAAATAATTCCCAATAAACTTAAAGGCATCTCCATGTTTAGCAAAATCATTAGAATGATATGTAAAAGATTTTAATTTATCATAGTCGGTTAAACCAAAAATAATGGCTGACTCTATAAATTCATAACTTGGGTTAGACATTTAATCACCTTCTCTACTATACAGTACTCTATTGTTATCGTTATATATATAGTAGTGTATATCATTAGGCATAAGACTGTCAATAAAAGCCTTTGCTTCATCAAAAGTATTAAACTCAGCTTCTAACCATAGATCAGTGTTTTTTTCAGCTAATACTCTGAAAGTTTCTGTAACGGTTGTTATTTTCTTTTTCTTTCGTATGAGGTTTCCCATACGTCTTGTTCTTCTAGGCATCTTTATCTGATAATTCTTTTAACTTTTCCCTTAAAGATTGTCTAACTTTATAAGCTGATTCCCCTAAATCTTCGGTAATTTCTTCCATAGTTAGACCTTCTAATTTTAACTCAAGAAATACCTGTTCTTTAGCACTTAATCCTTGAGCATGCACCCATAATCTTGCTTCTATTTCCTCAGTATAGTTTTTTGGTTCAATCATAGCGTTTGCTATTTCTTTAGGCATAACACTAGAGTCATCGAATGTAAGATCTATACTCCTAGCCATCGGTCTTCTTTGTGCTTTAGTAATCAAAGTCCTAATAGTATTAACTAATGATGTATGTAGATAGGTGTGAAATATAGCTCCTTTAGATTCGTCATAAGCACGAGCTGCTTTTATTAGGGCAATTCTTAACTCTTGTGCTAAATCCTCTTTATCTAACCCAACAACGAATGAATTAGAAACCATTTTTTGAATTTTTGGTTCCCATTGAATAACTAAATCGTTGTTTATTTCCATACTTAAATACTATCAATTTTTTCAATAAAAACAATTACTTAAAGAAGGCTTTTTCTGAACTACCTTTACCAGCACAAGACACGCTACAATACTGATCTTTTCGGTAACGTTTTTTGTAGAAAGGAATTTTGCAAAAAGCACACTTTATTTTAATATTATAGTAAGAATGTCTACATTTACCCCTATGGATTTTACTAGTACCAACTAGTATTGGCTCATTACAAGCTAAACAATAATTTACTTTTCGTTTTTTTACACGTAAAGTTGGCATGTTGTTCTTTTTTAGAACCTTATAGATATATTGTCGAGTAAACCCAAAGGCTTCTCCTATTTCTTGTAGGGTATCAAATGGATTGTCTTGGCGATGTTGGACGATCTTAGAAATTGTCAACTGACGCTTGGCTTTTTTCGTAGTCTTGTACATAGTCACTTATTTGTTTTTTCCATCTAGTAGACAAATAGTTAGCATCAATATCCCCTGTTTCTCCAACCCCTTTTATGTGGGCAGATGCCGCAACTATTCTAGTCCACTGTGCTTCAGTAAAAGTTACTGTTATTGTAGTATCAGCCATTAGTTATTCTCCTTTAGTTTTTCTATTTCTTCTTTTAGTTTTTTCATTTCCATTAGTAATATTACTGATAGCTTGTCATAAGAAACACTTTCAGGTTTGTTATCTTTATTATAATTTACTATTTGAGGAAATATTTCTACTACCTCCTCTGCTATTAAACCAATATCTTTCTTACCATCTGTAGCTGATTTTTCGTTCCATTCAAAGTCTACAGGTCGTAAATCATATACTTTATTTGAGTCTAAAGCTATATCAACTATATTTCTTTTATATTTTTTAGATGATGTAGCTTTATGTACTACATTTGAACCATCAACAACTAAGCCAGTACCTGAAGTACTCCCTAACTGGTCTAATATAAGTCCACCATCATAAAATCTACCTCTTACGCTTCCTCCTGTAGCAAAACCTATTTGGTCGGCTGCCCCATTGTAGATAAATGTATTTGTGTCACCTATAAAACTATAGGCATATTCAGCATAAATAGTACCATTGTTAGCATCAGAAGCACCTATAGATGCTGCGTGGTAACCACCACTAGTAAATCTAAGTGACCCCGCTCCACTAGAATACATACCTAAGTCTGTATCATTGGCAAAAGAGTAAGTTGGAGCAGCGT